ACCGGCTCCCCGTTGCGCCCCTTCTGGACTGCCCGGCCTGCCGTAAGCGATCCCATGGTCTTGAAGGCCTCTACGAACTCCTCCAGGGCCTCCAGGGCCTCCTGTTCGCTCATGGCTTTCGCGGCGCTGTTTGTGTCCAGGGCGAGCGCCGTGGTGAAGTGTGCCACCGCGCCTGCCAGGGCGTCGATGCGGTCATCGTGGGCCAGAGACCCCCTGTCCTTCGTGATGTGAGTCAGTTGGTACATGGTGGCCTGGTCACGCGCAACGCGCTCATCTACGACCAGCCGGTGCAGGCTCATTACCGGCTCCAGGGTGTCGATGATTCTGGCCTCTTTCTGCACGCGGTTCCATGCGGCTTCCGAGACTGTACAGCCTGCTGTGTCGCCCGGCTTGGGCGGCGGCCAGACCTCGGCCAGCATCGGCTGGAAGGCTGTGATCCAGACCAAGCCGCCATAGTTCGGCTCGACCAGGATCTCGTGGACGCTGTGCCTTTTGGCGGCCTCGGCAACGCGGCGCATGGCGGTAGCCGGGTCTCCTGCGAGTCCCCCGATCTCTGCGACGTAGAACATGCCGTTCAGCGTCTTTACGACGGCCCAGGCGGTCTCGTCCTTCCCGCGACCGCTTGGGTCTACGAAGAGTACGGACTGCTCGTAAGGGCGCCATTCCTGATCGACGAACAGCGGCCCCAGGAAGTAGTCCCCGCTGAAGCCAACGTTGGGAATGTCGTGCTTGCGGTTCTTGCCTTGGGAGTCGTGGCCCCACTGGAGGGTCACTGGGGCTTTCATGGGATTCACGGCCAGTACGATCAGGTCGTGTTGCTTGAGCGGGTAGCGCTCGGCGTCTGACAAAGACGTGTCTAGCTGGTACTGGAGGGCAAAGAAGGCCTTGCCTTTGGCCTCGCGGCCCAGCAGCTCGTAATCGTCAAAGCGCTCTGGGTCGGTCGGCTTCCATTCCAGCGAGGCGTCCTGATCCACCCGGCGCAGCGGGGGCGCCAGGATGTCCAAAGTCCTCCCGTCGTCTGCGTCGATCATGTAGCCCTTCCGCTTGTCTGCCCGCGGGAACCGGGCCGGCCAGCAGAAGCAGGCGTATCCGCGCTCCTTGATGAGACGGCTGTAGATCGACTCTTCGGTTTGCGGCGTCCCGAGGAACAGCACTTCTGCGTACCCCGTGACTTTGATTGCGTCAAACTCGTTGACTTTGTGGAGCAGCTTCATCCTGGCGTCTTCAGTCCAGGAGTTTTCGGTGATCTCGATGTCGTCGGCGATGATCGTTGTCGCACGGGAGCCTACGATTTGTCCGGTGATTCCGGCGGCACGCATGGAAGGCGCTTGGCTGATCGACGCGCCGTTAACGTCAAACCGATCAACCATGTCCCGCTGGTTGGGCCGTGGCCGTAGCTCGGCAAACAGCGGCATGGTCAGCATAATCATCTTGGTCTGCGCCACGAATTCCTTGGCCTTTCCGGACGTTGCCGAGACTACGAGGAACTTCTCGTGAAACGGGTCGCGCTTCAGCTTCCACAGGCAGTACGCGGAGGCGATGTATGACTTCCCGATGCCCCGGAAGGCCTCCATGATGTCGGAGCGCCCCCTGGAGTCCGGGGCAGCCAGGCGAGTGAGGCCGTCCCGGTCTGGCTCGGTTGCTTCGTCTCCGTACCAGTGGAAGTACTTGCCAGTTGCGTTGATGCCGTAGCCGGCCCAACCGTGCTGTAGGAAGTAGCTGAGTTCAAACTGGGCCGGTGTTGGGTCGGGCAGGCTCAGGTGCTTCCAGACCAGGTAGACCAGGTTTCTGAAGTCCGACAGCACCGGGTCGCCTGGTCGGCCGTACCACCAACTCATTGCTTGGTAGCGGGAGCGAAGGGCAGGCTATTCCGGGCCACGTAGTCGGCCAAGACGCCCTTGGGGGCGCCAGGCTGGGGTACGACAGGCTCGGCGGGTTCCTGGTCGTCCCTGTCTTTCAGGTAGGCCCGAACGACTGCCAGGAACTGCGCCGGCGGCGGAACCACGGCTGCGGTGCCGTCATCCCGCAGAACCGGCGCACCGTCCTGGGTAGTCAGTGGGACGCCCTTCAGGCCCTCGACCAGCGAGGACTCGAAGCGCTCCCGGATGTCTTGCGTCTTGTTCATAGAGTTTCGACTTGAATTGGAAGCTCAGAGGCGTCATCGACTTCGCAGGCGACCTCTACGGCCCGCTGCGCGTCGGCCCCCATCTTGTTGGCCGCAAATGCGGCTTTGGCCCCGCTGCCGATGGCTACGAAGTCGCAGCCGGGATGGAAGGGGGCCAGGCCATTGTCCCATAGCCAGAGGCCCGCGGAGTTGAGTTCGATGGATCGGAACTCCCCGGAAAGCCGCGGCTTGCGTCCTTGGCCTCGGCGCCATCGCAGGAACTTCTCGATGTCGGGGCAGTGGCCGGCGCACCCGTACACGGATCCATTGATGCGTTCAATCTTTGACGCCGACCATTTTACGTCGCCGTCGGACGACTTCGTGTCGGCCACGATCCGCCTCTCGGCCCACGACCCTGCGATAGTTGTCACTTCGACAGCCTTTCGTTGATTGCTTTTTCTACGAACTGCTCGCCCAGTACGGCACACACAGCGGCGAAGCCGCACAGCGCCAGGACGTGCAGGTTGGTGAAGAAGGCCAGCAAAGACCCCGCCCCTACGGCCAGGCCGCCCGCGACGATTGCTCGGCCAGCCATTAGTCGCAGGGTCAGCTTGGAGTCAGACGCCAGCAGGCGCCCGATACCAAGGATGGCCCCCGCCAAGGCCAATACGCCGGCCAAGCCCCAGGAGTTTTCGTCGTCCCCGCTGATCCGGCTGGCCGCGTGCGCGGCGGCTCCTGCTAACAGGTAGACAATGGCACCCCAGATTAAGGTCTCCATGGCGCTCTTCTTACTCGGCGGGCTTCGGGGGCTTCTTGGCCTTCGGTTCGACCAGGGCCTGCTCGACGGCCCCGAACGGATAGGCGTCGCCGACGGATCCGGGGCCGTCCAGGGGCACCTCTACCAGCGTGCCGTATACGCGGGCCAAGGACTCCTCGGGGAGGCTAACCGCGGCCACTCGACCGTCTTTGACGTGCAGGATTTTCTTGCTCACTTCTTGAGTCCTTTCGGTTCTTCCGCGGGCACATCGCTCGCGGCACCTTCGTACCCGAGCGCTGGGCGTTTCGGGACTCGGGTCTGATAGTAGGGATTGGAGAGGGTCGCCGGGTCGTTCTTCAGGTGCTCCGGGATCGGAACCTGGATGTATTCGACCGGCTTGGCAAGCTCTGCGTATAGCAGCTTGCGTGGGTCTGCGCCTGCCCAGTCGGACAGGGCAAACGTCTTGGTCTCTGTGCGGATCGGCCACTTCCCGGCGGCCCGAACATCCCCGTCAACGTACTCGCCGATCTCGACGGTCACAACGGGTTCACGGGCCTCCGGGTTCATGGGTTGGTAGTCAACCGCGAGCCGCAGGATGCGGTGGTATTTGGCTACTACGCCAGAGGGGAGTTCTTTGTCAAGGATAAGTGCCATAGCTCAGTCGTAGATGGAGGCGTCGATCACGGGGCAAGCGTTGGAAGTCTGTCCAAACAGTTCGTACCAGTTGGTGCCCCCGTCGTCCTCGACGGCTGTGGTCAGCATAATCAGCCGGGTGGACAGGGTACCGCCGGATCGCTTGATGGCCCCCCAGGACTCGAAGATGTCTGAGACTGGGGGCCGGGAGGCGGAGCGGACGCTGTAGAAGGGCGGGATCAGGAACGCCGGCTTGGACGGCAGTGCCCCCATGTTGTTGTCTATCGGGGTGCCCCCGTAGTCCGGAAACCCGCTGCCGGGGTACTGAAGGGTCGGGAGCGTCCGAATGCCAAGCATGGGCCGGGAACCCCCGGCCATCACGGCACCGGACGCGCTGTAGATCACGAGACCAAACCCGCCTCCGGTGACCCCTCCGTTGCCCGCCTCGAACACGTATGCTTCCGGGGGCGTGCTGCTCTGGGTGCCGGTGCGAAACCGGGCGGACAGGTGGGAAGACCACCATACGTCCTGGCCGTCTGGGAAGTGTACGAACACCATGCGCTGCGTACTCGGCACTGACGGGTACGTCACGGTGTACGATTGAATCTTCCAGGAGTTTAGTGTGAATTCGCCGCCCGACGGGGTTAGCGTTGCTTTACCGACGAACGCCGGGGTTGGGTAGATGTTGCTCACAATCAGTTCCCCGGAGTTGTTGTATACTTGTGCGCCGAAGCTCATATGGCAAAGACCAGCGCCTGCGACGGCGTACGCTGCCGAGGCCTGGGAGTCCAAGAGATTGTTGGGACGCCTCCGGGGTACGTGACGCTGAAGTTGTGCCCGCCTGCCCCGGTGTTGTACGTGCGTACCTGGCGGCCCGTGAGATCCGGGAAGGCCATTGACCCACTAGATCCCACGGACGCCTGAACGGTGCCGGCGTACACCCCGCCGACGTAGGTCGTGTCGATGACGGTGCGCCCTGCGGAGTCCCATACGCGCAGGCCGAAGCTCATACCAGATTCCCCAGGCGGACTCGAAGGTTGCCGCTGCTGTCATACACTTGCAGGCGGTTTCCTTCAATCTCCATGCGGGCGCCGCTGGACGCGGTACGCAGCAGGCCTACGTTGGCGGTGATGGCTGAAAGCTCCGCCACAGCCAGGCGGTTGGCCTGCACAGTTCCCGTCTTTATCATGCCCCCGTCCACGGTGGTGCTGGGGGCGCCGGGAGACCACGGGGCCGCCTCGGTTTGATTTGGGGTGGCCTCTCCCAAGTAGGCCTGGGACACAAACACGTAGGGGTCGCCCGCGCCTACGCCAAAAGCGCGGACGCCGAACATCATTGTACGGGCGCCCGCGGGGGCGGTGATGAATCCGCCGTAGCGGGCAGTCCCGTCGCGGTACTGGGCGTTCTGGTTGTTGTCCCTCCCGGACAGGTTTGAAGCGGCCTGGGCGGCTGGCCCCTCAGACAGGTAGGTTCCGTTTACGTCATAGAAGAATACCATCGGCCACGCCCGACACCGGTGGGCGCTTACCCATGCGTGAAGTTCCAGGCGCTGCCCCGGACGGCACGGCACAAGAAGGCGGCTATCTCCGACCGCACCGCTAAAGTAGTGGCTGTTGTATATCGTCCCGATGTAGGCGTCGGTTGCGAACGTCGCGGGGTTTTGACCATAGACCCCGCCAACGCCCCTCGGCCTCCATTCGTCGCTCGCAGCGCCGAACACAGGCATGTCGGTCGTCCAGTGGACAGCGGGGGACTCCAGGTTCGGCGCGGAGTTCTGGAGAAGGTTCTTGCCGCCCGTGCCGACCGTGAGTTTGGCTGCCGTCACGGCCCCATCGACCACCAAGGAGGCGTCGCCCATTCGGGTGATTTCCCAGGCCACCTCGCAGTACCCGTTTTGAACAAACGCCCGAGTCCGGAATTGAAGCCGAAGCCAGTCCGCCAAGGTGTCGCTTGTGGCGTGATCCGGCAGGACGCCCTCGTAGGTCGCCCAGGCCCCCTTGGGGATCGCGGTGGTGCCCAGGTTGATTGCCTGGTATGCGTTGTCCCCGGCGATCACGTTGGTTGTCGTCGGGGCCGGGGTGTACCAAGTGACTCCCGGCACGTGGACAGCCAGTCCGAGCCACCCCGTGGCGTCCGTGCTGATGAAGACGTGAAACCGCACAAGGTACTTGGCAGGCAGGCGCTCTCGCGGAAACCACGTTGAGAAGAAGTCACGCTCCGCTGCCATCCCGCCGTTGATGCGCAGGACGCGCTCTACTGGCTGGGCCTGCCCGCCGTCAAACGGAACGAAGCTATTGTCGCTGTTCCAGCCCCACCACGCCGCGTCTCTGAATCCGGGGTCGGGGTAAATCGAGTCCCGGTTGTGGACGTGAATCTTGGAGGCGGTGACAGCGCCGGCAGATATAGTGCGCGACACAACGGCCCCGTCTACAAAGACCCTGGCCGGGACAGTTTGATCCCCTTGCTTCGCCGAATTGAAGACGAAAGTCGGGGCGCCGTTTACCAAGCCCCCCGCGAACAGTGGTTCCGCTGCCCCCTCAGGGTTCGACGCCGGCACGAATACCAGGCGGTCGGCCTGAAGAACGACTTCCGATGACGACGTGTTGTTGTTGGCCGTGGCAGCCAAGCCAATGCCCGCGATGACCGGTTTACCGTCGCCCCGCTGGACGGAAGCCTTGACCGTCCATTGCGCCAGCAGGGAATTGTCCGTGTTCGCCCGAGCGATGCTCTCGGTGGTCACCATCGCCCCGAAGCCGGACTGGGCGGCCTCAACGATGCTGACTCGCGCCGCAAGCGAGCTTTCTTCGCTGATAGCGCGGGCCGTCTCAGCCGCAATATTTACCACGGCGGCGTCTACGGTTTCGTCGAGAACCGTCATGGTGGTCTGGAGCGTGTTCAGCGTCACCAAGTTTTCGGTCAGCGTGTCCAGGGCGGTCTCGATCGCCGCGCGGGTGTCCCCGATGTACGAAAGGTCGTTTCCGACTGCGTTAAACGCCCCGGCAATGTCGCCCAGGTTCCCGCTGCGCTCCTGAATCAGGTACAGCAACTGGCGCCGCAAGCGGTTCAAGTCCGTCT